ATCTAAATGATCCCCTGATTCCGGGGCTTTTTGATTAATTGTTTAACTCGTCCCATTTTAACGGGACACTAATGAATTCCTGCATAGCTTCTACCATCTGTGGCGAACAGTGTCCAGATACAAAACTCTGTAAATATGTGAACTCATCATCTGAAAGTTCTATATCTCCATCAGAATGGTAAATACGAAGGGCTAAATCCATCCCTCGTATATCACCATACCGATATATCAGATTGGCCAAGTCAAGCCGAACATCCTGTTCCAGCTTTTGAGTATGGTCGATACCAGACCAGAATCGCATTTTTTTAAAGTTTACTTTCTTCATATAGCTGATATTAAAAATTATGATTAACCACAGGTATATTGAACCCAATATCCCTGATCATCCCGTACAAAAAATCTGGATACATCATCATTTATAACCAGAGAGCTTGCACCTCCGGAATTATTGGGATTGCGGAATGAACCGGATAAGGTTATAGCTCCTTTACCGGAAACTCTCTTCATGTAGAGAATTTTCCCAGCAGGTGAAGCAGATGTACTGGGCATGGTGACTGTGATATTCCCAGAGTTACCAAAAATGAGAAAGTCATCGTTCGCATTGATGGTTGCAGATGATGTTATTCGTCGTGTGTTGACAACAACACCATTAATTCTGGTTTTTTCCGTACTTCTAGCCAACAGCGAGACATTTCCATAGGCCTGAATAGCCTGCCCATATCCGGATGCATTACAGAGTGCCTTGATCGCAATAGAATCAGATGAACCGTAAGTTTCAGCACTGATACAGATTCCACTATCGTGTCGTACCTGAAGCATTGCACTTGTACCCCGGTTAACTGAAAATAATTTGGTTGAACTGTTGTTATAGTTGCCAATGCTGAGAGACACATCTGCAGCCAGATTACTCAGACTCTTTGCACCGATTGAGAATCCTCCGATAGTTCCGGAGTCTGCGGATATATTACCTATAAATTTACCTGTAATCTCGGCATTGACACAATGGAAATACCCGGTATTCCCATTCAGGATCATGTTTGCAACTCCATTTGTTGACTGTTGTGATTTCATCACACCACCACTAAACATAAACCCTGCGACATTGGCTCCGTCAGAAAACAATGTATCGGTGGCAATATTCACCAGCTTGTTCATTGCTTCCCAGTTATCATCGCCGTTAGCTGATGTCGGTGCATCCGTAACCGTCGAGCCTTGAGTACGAACAAGGAAGTTATAATAAACCCCGTTAAAAGGATGTATTACCTTGTCACGATAGTCTGCACTCCACTCGTATGATTCTCCCGAACGCCATGGGCCACGATCACGTGGGAAAGCTCCCGTAGCCCCGGTAGCACCAGCTTCCGCTACTCCGATTCCTATTTCTGCCACATAATTGTCTGACCAGGCATTAGCTTCCGAGGATGACCAATAAGCACGGACTGCAAACTGTGTGCAGCCGGAAGCCGCCGGAACAGATATGGAAGCCGACTGCACCGGACCGGCATGAGAGCGCCAGGAACCGTCATATTTTCTTGCAACCAACCACAATTCGGCACACTTACCAACAACTCCGTTACGGTTTTTCTTGCAACTGACGGTAAAAGCTGACGGAGACATACTGCCAGTCGATGTATAAGCTATTGAACTGCATGAGCTATCCAACCAGTATAATGTCGGTGGCTCAATATTAGTGAGACGCTGCCAGTCGGGATGCAGTGAGTTTGTTGATGGAGTTCCAGCCAAAAGATATCCCTGTGGTGTACGGACATAATTACCATTATTGTATTTAGCAATGGCATACGGTGGTGCACTGGTATCACGCAGTGCTACAAAAGCATTCTCAGCAAATTCTACCGCTGAGTTTTTCTTGTAAGGGACATTGCCTGAAATCCATGCTCCGCATGGGATAAAGCTGGCACCGGGAGTACCATTCTGTCCGGGTGTACCTTGAGGACCTTGGGGACCTTGAGGCCCCTGCGGACCTGTTGCACCGGTATTCCCCTTATCTCCCTTGTCACCTTTGGAACCGCTCACACATACTGCGTTTGTTGTGGTTTTGGAGTTATCCGTATAAGTGATAACGGAACGTGTCCACATGTATTTCCCATTTTGCCATGCCGGAACTGTTGTTGACCAGCTTCCTCCTGTTGTCGAGGACGAAGAAGCAGACAGATAATATTCTTCAACAATCGATTTCACTCCTTTGCCTGCCGCACCTGTATTGCCGGTTGCTCCTGTATTACCCTTCGCTCCGGTTATACATACGGGAGCTGTTTCCTTTGTCGTTTCATCCGTATATGTGACTTTTGTCTTCGACCACATGTATTTGCCGTTAACCCATTCCGGGGAAGTTGTCTGCCAGCTACCACCTGACAATGAAGTTGCTGATGTGGACATATAATACAGAACATCTACTGATTTAACGCCTACACCGGCAGATCCGGTATCTCCTTTGTCACCTTTATCTCCCTTAACCTTAGTCCATGTGTAAGAAGAAACACTGCTGCTATCAGCCTGTGTAAAATCTACATACTGCCCGATATAAGCACCGGGAGTTTCTCCGTTGTTGGCTGTAAAACTCTTGCCGCCATCATTGGAATATTTAATGTGCAGATAAGAAGTTTTACCATTGGCTCCCGCAGGTCCTTGAATACCCTGATCACCCTTAGGCCCTTGTGCACCCTGAAATCTTGCCCATTTGTAGGAAGTGTAAGATGTAGGTGCTGTGGAACTTTGTGTTACAGCCGTACCTATATAGGTGTTCGGAGTATCACTCATCGGATTACCATTTGAGTTTGCCGAATACTTTACATGGAAATATGATGATGTACCGGGAATGCCTTGGGAGCCGGTAGGCCCCGTATCACCTTTATCCCCTTTGGCGCCCTGAGGTCCCGTGTCTCCTTTATCACCCTTGTCTCCCTTGTCACCCTTGATTCTACTCCAGGAATACTTCTTGTAATCGTTACTATCTGCCTGTGTAAAATCTGTATATTGGCCGATATAGAGTTTATTGGTTGAATCGCTGGTACTGAAGCCCGAAGAACCATCTGCAGAGTTGGCATAAGCGATGTGCAAATAAGATGTCTGCCCATTCGTCCCGTTTGTTCCCGGAATACCCTGGTCACCTTTTGCACCCTGTGCACCTTTTGTCTTCATCCATTTATATGCAGAAACACTGCCACTGTCGGATTGCGTAAAATCGACATATGTACCCATCCAGTCTCCTACATCCTCGCCATTATTACCAGTAAAGGTCTTACCCCCGTCATTAGAATATTTAATATGGAAATAAGAGGTTTTACCAGCTGCTCCTGTAGCCCCGGTTTCACCTTTTGGCCCCGGGATACCCTGTTCGCCCTTTTCACCCTGAAGTCCCTGTAAGCCACGCTGACCTTCTGCAACCTGCTTCAGCCAATCCGGATTATTATCAGCAGGTTCTGACTCTGTACCTTCCGGGTTGATGCATAGCCATAATGAACCATTATGGGATACTCTATCAAAATAAGCATGTGGCCCAGCCTCCCATGCCCCTTTGTCAAGAGGAACCCGAATCGGCTGACCGGTAATGGTATCCGTCTGGAATATAAGACCGGTCATCAGGATGTTCTGCAAAACAGCCGAATAGTTGTCACAGTCAAACCCCTGTACTTTCATTCCTTTCTTTTTCCCCAGCCAGCTTTTCATCTGTGCCGGTTCCGGGTCCCAGGTATTGGCGTTATCAAAGAAAGTAATACAATTGTTTCCGTTCAGGGTATCAAACAGAATGTATGTTTGGCGGTCTAGGTCTGTAAAGTTCCCCGTTTGTGCCAGTATCATTTCCTCACCCGGTTCGTAGTTGTTCCCGGGACGATTTACCATTTTGAATGTTTTTGCATCATAGTCGGCTTCTGTCACGCGAAACTGCATTTGCGCAAAACCAGTAAGTTTTCCTTCTTCATTTTTTGTTGTAAAGAAAGCAGACAGAATGTCATCAACAAACTGGCTCAGTCCGTCCGCTTCTGTCAAGTCTGGTATAACCGTAAAACTTCCATCATCATTCTTTATATATGACTTTACTTTGCAACCGCCCCCGGGAGATATAACAGCACGTCCTTTGAAATATGTAATGCGATTATAAGCTATTTCCGGAACAAATAATCGTTTACGAAAATAGCCTGATTCCATTTCCATATTCCCTTCATCGTCTATCATACCACCAGAAACACCTGTAATGAAATTACCGAATTTTGCTATTTTACTAACCAAGATTCCACCAAGCAATGAAAGAAGGTAATTCGTTTCATCTTGCTGATCTTTCCGAAGAAACATTTTCAATGATCTGAGAGCAGAAAACACATTACTATCTGAAGGGGGAGTTGAATCATTTACTTTGATAACATATACGCTACCACTTCCGTTTCCTGTATATACCTGTCCCTTATAGGTCAGTGCATCAACTTTATCTTCAATTTCTCCAATACGAGAATAAGGCATACTCTCACCTATCGTATAAACAGGCGAATCCCAAGGAACATCAAGACTCATTTCCCATCCCAAGACACGTGAGATACGTCCGTTCTCAAAATAGGTATCATCTACGAGATTTATTCTTTGCCCGAACTCGAATGTGCGTGAAATCAAATCTTCATGCACCCAATCACTTCTTAATGTTACCGGATAGGTACCGTCATCCTTCTTTACCTTCTCAGCATATTTCTGTGCTTTATCTTTCAGCTCTTGCTCAGCCTCCGGGATATACTGATCTGATACAAGCTGGATGTTAAATCCAGAAAGGATATACTTGTCACCGTTTGCAGGATACATCATATCATCTGGCAAAGGGCGGCCGTAGTTCTCATTTCTTACTATCTCCCAAAGTTGTTCGCCCCTACTCTCATCTTTGGGATCAGGATTGAAAATTACACCGAACGCCATGCCGTTCAGTTTTCCAGATTGGAAGGTGATCTGAAGCTCCTGTCCTTCGATAATATACTCTTCCTTGAATGTAAGTCCACTATCTTTGTAACGATAATAGGTGACGGTTTCCTTGGTGCCATCCTCACTCTCTACTTTCTCAGTACGGGTGTGTACATCGGAAAGGGTACCAACCTGGCGAGGATAGACATCGTCGAAAACAACCACATCCTCGATAGCTTCTTCCTGTGACATGCCTTCGTATGCGTCTATATAAGGAGTGTCAGCCGGAAGCATAAGCCGTTTCTGGACTATTCCATTGATTACCACTTGCTCGTCGGTAGACCGGTAGTTTGTAGGAATATTTTTAGTAGAACCAAACGCATAGATACGGGTGGCATAAGTGCCCTCACTTTCGCTGCGAGTGATGTCTGACGCTTCAACTCCTCGCTCTATTTTCACGGCATCACCGAACTCATTTCGCCCAAAATGAATTACGTTATCCGTGATCCAGCAATCGCAGTTCCACTTATCCTCACCCGCCATGGAGAATAGGGCATCTAGCAGATTTATGTTATCATACGTCATCGCTACGGCCTTGTTCTCCACTGTATCATCTATGCTAAATGTAAAATCCGTCCCTTTATAGGTATACCCTAGCGCTTTCAAATTACGAAGGAGTACCCCTAACTGAACGTCTAATGCCGCTGTAAGCGACCAAGAAGCCTCACCACCAGCTTGTTCTGGTGTATATTTGAAGATTTTATTTTTCCATTTCCAGTAGTAGGCGTTCATCTTAAGCTCGTAGTCATACCCTCCGGTGGAAGTGTTATAGGTTGGCTTCTGAAGGTCTGTTATCTCATAGATTTTCGCCAGCTTTCCACCGAGTGATTCATCCAATACGCCAGACAGATCTACGTAGTCACCCAGCTTGAACGGTATGGGAGATGGCACAGAAAATGGGAGGATGATGTAGTCCTCTTTCATCAGTGTGAACTTTCCCTTTGCCCCTTTATTAATGGGGGTAGAAAACCTTGTCTTTCCAGATATGTCCTTAATTTCAATCATATCCCCAAAGTTCATAAATAGAAAATGGAAGCCCTAAAAATCAAGACTTCCATTCGAAACAATAAAAGAAATGTTCGTTATTCGCTTCTATCCATCGGGTTTGGTTCGCAAAATTTCCCTGAAACCTTGCCAAAACAACGATCAGGACTTAGTCCATAGGACAGACTTTTCCCTAGGTAAACCAGCTTGTAAACTTCATTTCCGAGAGTCGGGACTTTGATGTTTACTGCACCTTTTTCCAGTTCGGTCTGAAAAGATTTCTTCTTTGTCCGATAGTCGTTCTCCGAATTTCCTTCGATGGTAAACTGTAGTGTAATTTCTCGCGAGTCCACTTTTGCGTTGTCGGTTATCACACGTTTTCCATGTTCCAACCGGCTCCCATTCTCGATGTAGTCCTTCATCTCGTTGAATCCGTCGATAGTATCGAGGAAACCGTCCCCCATACGGACACCCCATGTAGCCCATGCATCCTTCCCGTTGATAAATAAATCTCCTGTCATAGTCTTGATGTATTACGTTTTACTTCTGAAATATCTGCCTTAATATCTTTCAAGTATTTGGCTGAGTCTTCAGTATTCTCTCTGATTTGCTGTAACTCCAAATAGGAATTGGCCAGGATGGTACGTGTCTCGTCGGCGATGTTGTACAGACCAGTTACTTGTGATGTCAAGGAACCGATGGAGCCTCGCAGTTCGGTAATGGCTACCGTCTGTTGCTGCTCTGCTGTCTCTATCCTAAGATTGGATTCATACACGGCAGTAAACCGTCCGCTCAGTTCTCCGGCATCCTCGTGCGTCATTTCGGTACCAAATCCGCGGCTGGAGGCTGACTGCTGACCGGAAGAAGTTGAACTCCATCCGAACTCTTTCATTATCTGTTCACGTTCGGCTAACATATCATCTACTATATTTTGATAATCATTCCGTAGCCGATCTGCTTCATCACCAGTCAACTTACCTCCATTGTCTGTATAATCGGCCCATTGGTTATATAGCTTCTCGATACGTTCTTTGTATTTATTGGCTACCAAAGAAGAGAATATAGCATTCTGAAGGTATTTCTCGAAATCATCGGCGAAATCCTGATTGTCTGAATCTAGGTCAGCAAGCAAATCGGTGTACCCGTTTCTAAAATCATCAAGTCCTACACCTGTCAGCGCCTCCTTCTCCTTCTCAGCTATTTCTTCAAGCTGCTCACCATATTCAACAATGTTTTGCAGGTATTCTACAAAGTCACTGTTTACGGTGTCAAGTACAGAAACAAGTTTTTCATCTGACAAAAGCTTTTCTATCTGTTCAGGTGACAAATCCCACAACTGGTACTCATGTGTAATTTTTTCACCAACCAGATTGGATATCCGTTCCCAGTCCTGGCTGTTCAGCCTGTCGTAGATCCGTACTCCAAGAGAGTGCGAACCTGAACTTTTCCCACTTCCGGCAAGTTGCTTGATAAGCTGTCGCTGCCGTTCAATCTGTGTTTCAGTCAGCTTAGTTGCTTCTTCAGCTGCCTTCTGTGCTTCAATTCCGTAATCGATGTTAATGTATTCTGTCTTCTTTCCGATAAGCGTATCCCATACTGAAATCAGCGTATTGTACTGGGCTTTCATGTTCTCGTATTCAGAATAGTCTGCACCAAACAAACCCTCAAGAGAAGAAACGACTTTCGATATGCCTCCAACGGCAGACATGGCACCTCCCACTATATCTCCGGACAATATCTGTCCCACCCCTGTTGCTGTCTGTCCAAGTCCTTGAATCGAACCGACTATACCTTGAATCTTTTCACCATCTACACCGAAAATGGAACCTATATTTTCTGCGAACTCGCCCAATGCCGGAGCGAAATCAGTCACAGCATTGCCGATACCCATTACCCCCTCTCCTATTTTCTCTGAATCTCCTTTAGCGGACTTTATCTTTCCTATACTTTTCTGCATATCGTTCACGAAGGACATCCAAGGGGATTTGCCTTCTAACTCCCCGTTCAGGTTCTTGAGTGCATCCGTAAGATCACGTATGCTTATCTCCCCGCGTTCAATGGATTCTATATCCTTATTTGTGAATCCTATCGCTTTCAATTCATCCAAGGTTACGGGTGTACCATCACTCTGTTCGGTTCCGGAAAGGTACTTGACAAGCGTTTCATATTTGTCGATAATCTTTTGTATGGCGGTAACGGATTTCTCGCCTGCATCCTCGAATAAATCTGCCATAACACGGGATGATTTCCCGTACTGCTCATCCAGTTCTTCGAGTGCTGCCTTCTTCTCTTCGGTCTTTGCCCACTCCTCTCCGGCGTTCTGAGCCTGTGCAATCTCCTTGTTATACTTCTCGATGATAGCCTTGCGCTTCTGGTTGTAATCCCCGAACTTGATAAGTGCTTCGTTCCAGGCATCTTCCTGAGCCTTCAGATTGTCCTGTACCTGTCTTTTCTGAGTATTTGAATATATCGAATCAAATACAGATGTATCTACAGTAACAGAAGATGAATCAAAACTTTTCTTTTTATATTTTGGATTTTGTTTTGCCTTTAACTCTTCTGTGGCTTCGAATATTTCTTTCTGTCGCTGTACTTCCTTTTGGATATACTCTTCTTTAGCCCTGTCAATAGCTTGTAATTCTTTCTTATTATCAAACTCACGTTGTGCAAGTATCTTCTCTCTTCCATCGACCATAGCATTAATACGTGCCTGTTCAACCTGATTCTCTAAGTCTACAGTTTCTTTTGCACGTTCTAATGCCTGTTTACGTTCCAAGTCTGAAAGTTTCCCTCCGGCTGATGTTGTCGCGTTCTCTCTTGACACATCCTTGTTCCTGACTCCGGTAAGTGTTTCCAACGTCTTTTCTGCACTCTGCAACTCTTTCTCCTTTGCCTTAATAGCAGATTCTACAGTTTTACCAGCCTCTGCCTGCAATTTCCCGCTACGAAGGTTGGCTATCTCTTTTTTGAGTGTCTTGATACGCTTTGTGGCATTTTCTACTTCTTTGGATATTGTAGATTGTGGGGATTCTTTTTTATCGGATAAAGACGATTGCTCTATTTCTTTTTCAATAGCCGCTATTTGAGTGTTTGTATCGCTAAGTTCCTTCTTAACTTTATTCAAGGCCTTTTCTGCATCCGAAATTTTATTTAGCGCGTGTCGTTGCGCTTCAATTCCTGCATCGCCACCATATACAATACCAATGGGATTTTGAGATTTTACTGTTTCATAATTCGCCTGTTTGGATTGCATATCCTTCTCCTGCAAACGCTTATTTCGGTACAGTTCTTCAAGTTCTTCTTGGGCTGCCTTCATCCGTATCTGCTTCTCCAGCTGCGCCAAGTAGGATTTAATGGA